TCGCGAGCTCGCCGACGGCCTCGAGCGTCGGCCGTGCGTCGCTCGCGCCGCCCATGCGGAAGCAGACGACCGACGGCTGGTTCAGCACCACGCCGCGTTCATGCGTATAGATCCGCGTACTCGCCGTTCCCGGGTCGATCGCAACGGGTTGCGCAAACAACTTTCCGAACAGCGGTGTCGACATATCAAACCTTTGTGAGGGAACGGGCCGGGACGGCCGCGCCGCACTTTTTTGCCGCGCGTCCATGCCGCCCCATCACGAGCTTAGCGGCAAATCATTCCGATACTTTAGGCAATTCCCATGATTTTTTCGCGACGAAATTGCCGAAACGGGCATTCCGCGCCCGTCCGGCTACGCAACAGCCTCTCGCGTTGGGCCTGTAAAACACGGTAATCTCTCGGTCTTGCCTGCTCCCGGCAACTTTATTGTGTTTATAATCATGTACTTACGAGTGTTATACGGAATTTGTACGAACTCCCCATAGTACAGACTATTTTTTTGATCAATCGAGGGTTTACACCTACCTCTCTAGCTGCCTCCGCAGGATGCCGCGCGCCCCCTGCTTCACTACGGCGGCTGAGAGGTCTATCAACGAGGCCCGGATAGCAGCATGTACCCGCGCTACCTCTGAACCTCCCAAAAAACGCCCGCAAGCTCTTCACTGCACTTGCGGACTGAGACTCATTTTTTCTTCTTACCGAATACCGCGTCAAATAGGACGCAAATAAGCAATACGACCCAAACCCAAGTGGGAATTCTACGGCACAGGTCCAAGAGCACGTCGAGCGGTCCGCCGTGGTCTGGCGGGCTAACCGACAGTGGTGAAACCGCGAAAGAAATTCCGGGAGCAATGCACAGTATCCCCGTAAGTAGTTTTTTCATTTTCTCGTAAAGTAGTCTAAATTAGAAGGCACGCATTTTACCGAACGGCCCCGCTTTCTATGACAGATCGCGGGGCGTTTCTATTTTACAGACCCGATTGCACTTGCTCCACACAGTTAAGCCGCGCCTCTGCAATGCCGTCGCTCTCATCAGTGATGCCGTGCATATAAATGTCATCAGCGATGTTAAGCGCCACCCGCGTCACAACCGGACGTTGTGCGGGCGTCAAATCCGGCTGACGTGCGATCATCCGCGCAGTCACGTCCTTGAATTTGTAACGCGAAATACCCTTCTTGTTCGCCTGCGCGGCCAACCCACCGAACGTTTTAAGACTGTCGCAAAATTGGTCAGTCGCGTTGTTCTGTAATTGCGCCTGATAGTTACTTAGTGCGTCCCGTAGACTCTGCTGCGCCGATGCCGACCCAACCGCTACACACAAACACAAAGCGACTGCAAATTTCCTCATGGTGGTTCCCCGTTGCTAGCTGGTAGTAATTGACCGGTAAGTTCCCCGGCTTATTGATCAACTGTGCGTTGACTCGGCAAATCTTAAGACCCTGCCAGCAGAACGGCAACGAAAATCGTATGACGATTTACGACATATTCCCCGCCAAGGAAAAAAATGCCCGTGCGAACAGTGACGAGCGCACGGGCGAACAAACCGCACAACCGAGGCTGGCATGCGGGGACTACTAGGGTCCATTCTACAGACCGTCCGAGCGCGCAATCGTTCGAATGGGCGTTCTTTTACACACCATACCTACTGTACAGGCACTTTTTTTGCAAAGTGTACCGGTCGGAATCCGGCATTTGAGCCGCGCACCACCTAATTTCATGGCATGGGGAAAATTTTTATACATTTCCCAAAAATACCCGTAAATAGTGAGAAATATTGGAGGTTGCCATGAGCACTCTGGAAGAAAGACTGAAAAAGAACCCACCCGACGTTGAGCGGTTCAATATCGATTTACCACGGCAGATGAAAGCAGACCTCAAGGCATACGCCAAAGCACGGGGCGTTACGGTTGCCCGAGTAATCCGCACTTTGATCGAGTTGAGCATCTACCAACAACGTGCAGAAGCACAAAATCCTGACCAACAATAAGAAAAACCCCGCATCGGTTGGAGCCGAGTACGGGGCAAGGAGAAAGAACATGAAAAACTATAATCAAATTGAGAAAATCTCGCAGCTTCCCTACGAAGGCACACCGGAAAAGCGTAGTCCGGGTAGCTGCGAGCGCGCCGTGTCAGCTTATGACAAATGGTTGCAGCGCATTAAAGAGCAAGAGCGTAAGGAAGCACAAGAGACGAAAAGACGCGAAAATGTGCACGATGACAGCGAAGACAAGCCGCGCCGGACTTCCCTGAATATCGTTATGGCAGATGAACTGCCGGACGACTACGAAGCCCCCGACGAACTTGTAGAAGGCTTGCTAACTGTGGGCGCAGGTTCAATCCTGTACGGCGATTCGAACGCGGGTAAGACGTTCTTTGCTATCGATATCGCCTGTGCTGTCGCACGTGGCGAGCCGTGGATGGATCGCCGTGTGCAGCAAGGGTTAGTCATCTATCTGGCGTCAGAAAGCCCGCAATCGGTCCGTAGCCGCCTTCAGGCGTACAAGCAATACCATGAATGCACCGTCCCAAACTTTGCTGTCGTACAAGAGCCGGTCAACCTTTGGGTATCCGATGAAGATACAGACCTGTTGATCAGCCAGATTCAGGAAGTGGCCGAAGCAACCGGGCAACGACCTGCGTTGATCGTAGGTGACACGCTGGCTCGTATCTCTGCCGGGGGGAATGAGAACTCAGGCGAATGCATGGGGACGGTTATCGAGCGCTTCGACCGCATCCGACGTGAGACGGGCGCGCACTTCATGATGATTCACCACAGCGGGAAGGATCAAGCCAAGGGCGCACGCGGGCATTCCAGCTTGCGCGCGGCAGTCGATACCGAAATCGAGGTGCAGGACACACAAGCCGGGAAGTTTGCGCGGGTTACCAAACAGCGAGACTTGGCAGGCAAAGGCGAACAAATCGGATTCAAGCTACACGCTATCGAACTTGGCCGTAATAAGTGGGGCAGTCCCGCAAGCATGTGCGTTGTTTTGCCCGCCGATGCCCCCGTGAAAGGTCCGAAGCTTGGCCCCGCAGAAACAAAGATTCTTGAATTGCTTGCAGTAGATGGCCCCCTAACCCGCGTGCAGATTGCAGCGAAGGTAGCGCCGGGGAAAGCTCCGCAATCTACCTATAACGCAGTCGGGCGCTTGGAAGATAAAAGGCTTGTAGTGGCAGACGGCGACAAATACAAGCTGCCGTCGCTCGGCGGCCTGTAAAGCCGTTCATTCACGCGCGGGCTTATTTATAAAAACCTTGGGCGCTACGCCCAATCATCGGGTTTTCATCTTTCACTTCTCACTCCCCCTATAGGGGGAAGTGAAGTGAATGAAAGATAAAAATAAGACCTTCCTTTCACTTCTTCTCAAAAGTGAATACAAGTGAACACGTGAATGAATGTGAGCTACCCGGCAAGCAATAGGTCTAAGTAATAATCCGTAATAGCAATCTTTGCCCTTCCAGCTAACTTTCGGCAGAAAATAGCCAATTTAATTTTGAAGGCACCGTAAATAGCGCGCAGATAAATTGATGTGCTCAGGCACGAAGGGAATTTCAGAAAATGACAGACAAACAATTCAATGGTCGGTTGGTCCTCAACGTAGGCCCAGACCTGCATCAATGGCTGTACGAGCGCGCAGCAGCGCATGACATGACGATGAACAAGTATGCCCGCAAGCTGATTCGGGATGAACTAGAACGGCACGCGAGAGCGGCCGACTGGAATATTGATCGTGAGTATATAACTTACAAGCAGCCGCCATATTCGGCCCCTCTCGTTCTACCTCATGTGAGCGAAGAATTCTTGCGCCTTATTGGAGAATCCAACAAGGATCAACGATGATTAAACGCCTCCACCAAAACCCTGTTGGGAACCTCGCACTGGCCGTTGTCGTAATGGCGGCCCTACTTGTGCCGCTTATCGCGATCCTGCCGAAGTTGGACTAACACGCACCTAGATTCACAGATTTCAAACATACTCTAGCGAGAAATATTATGAACAATGGTCTAATGAATTTCGATCCGGCGCAAACCGTCGTGACTATGAACAGTCTGCAAATCGCAGAACTCGTAAATATTCGGCACGACAACGTAAAGCGAACCATCGAATCTCTCGTTGACAAGTCTGTAATCTCACTCCCTCAGATTGAGGAAGTCAAAGTACAGCGAGAAAGACGCGCGGAAAGCGTCTCTGTCTATGTCTTCGAGGGAGAACAAGGCGAGCGCGATACCACAATCTTGGTTGCGCAACTTTCCCCCGAATTTACAGCGCGCCTTGTGGACACGTGGCGGGAAATGAAAGCGGCATTGGTCAACGCGTCCAATCCCTTCCTAACCGCTTCCCGGCGCGAACTCCTACAGGTTGCCTTGGAAGCCGAGGAACGCGCGGAGAAGGCGCAAGCACTGGCAGACAAGCGAAAGGAATATATCTCAATCTATAAAGAGAACGAGATTTCCTATCAAGAAGAAATCTCAGCCAAGGACGCCGTAATTAAGCTTGCGACACCTGCCATCAAGTTCCAACAGACTTACGAACAAACCGGCGAACCTTTGGGATTCCGGGCAGTGGCAAAGAATCTGCGGGCAAACGAACGTGAATTCTCTTCGTTCCTGAAGGATAAAGGAATCATGTACAAGTCAAAAAACAAGTACGTTCCTTATGCAGGATACGTGAACACTCCCTATTTCTGCTCCAAGGTTAATTATGTGGGAAATCTGGAATGGGAATTCACGGCATCCGGTTTTGTCTGGGTGAGTCAGTGGTGGGCGAAATACCAAGCTGAGAAGCGGACTTCGACTATGCCTAAAGGCGGTCTTTTTAACCGGGGTGCGCAATGATTGATTTCGACCGATACGACGCGCCCACGTGGGATGACTTGCCGCTCACCCCTATCGATCCGGAATCAGATGGAGATAACGCCAAGCGGGACGCGCTGCGCGACTCTTTCGCGGAATTCCAAGACGGCCCCGCCTACAACTTGCACAGGAACATGATGGCGGGCAATGCCAGCCCGCGAATGCTCCGGGATGCCGTGCGCCGTCTGGCGAACATGTTGCAGGTTTCCGGAGAGTTGGGCGACTATCGGACTGAGGCGGAGATTGTGCATACGCTCACGAATCTTACGATGGTCGCGCAGAAAACAATTTATCAATAATGCTAACCCAATATGGCAATACAGCGATTTAGCAATTTCTCGTTTTTAATTATCACCAGATTCAATTTTTTACGGCATCTTGTAATATTTTGGAGAAGCATTTTCTCAGGCTGATAGTACGTCTTGCCGGTATAAATCAAATCCCCATCATCATCGTATGAGAAAAATTCGTCAATCGCTACCGCAACTCCGTCAAATTCTTGACCAATAACTTGATGCGATGTTTTGTTAGATGCTGCCGAATACTCGGTATGACGCTCCTTATTGTACTGCGACGGAGTCAGCCGCAGAACCTCCCATTTTTCCGAATCCAATTCATCAAGATAGCTTTTCGCATCCTTTACATTATCGAAATAATTTATTTCAATATTGCCTTTACTCGGCACCGGAAAGGTCTTTTTGGAGTTGAACAGCATTTTTATGAATGCCGCTATCTCCTTGTTCGTTCTAATTTTCTCAGAAAGCACATACGGCGCATGTGACGCAATCGCATTAATTTTATCACTTATCTCGCGCCGACCCTCCCAACTCGCCAGCGTTTGAAGTTTATCATGCGAAAAAATACAACGCCCCTCAGCCAACTTCACCTTGCTAACAATATCCTCAAGTTGCTTTTCGTGGATACGTTGCGCCTCATCTACGATAATCAAGTTATATTTTGAAAGATCACGCTTCTCGTAATCCTTGATTGCCACGATATCCCAACCATGCCGCCTCAGCTCCCAATGCCCTTGATTCAGATTTCCAGAATGGATGATAAGCGGACGCCCCTTTCCGTTTATAGCCTCTTTCGCAATATCGTACACCAATAATGTTTTTCCTGTTCCAGCAGTCCCCATGACTGAAACGAATTTCGCAGCTTTTGGAGAGAGCATAAATTTAACTATCTTCTCCTTTATTTCTTCCTGCTGATGGGTCAAAAAATACTCGTTTCCAAGAAATTTCTTGGTCGAGTTGAATGGAGAAACAAGATAATCCGACGGGTTGAATAGATCGTCCGGAATTTCAGCATCGTTGACTTTCTGTTCAGCCAAAAGTTTGGTCAAGTCCTCAACCTTAACCACCTCCAGATCGCCCACACCATTCAGGAAGTATAGTTTCTTTTCGTCTGAAACAAAGGTGAAATTGTAGACTTGCCTACCAATAAACCCCAGATAATATCTATTTCTCTCAAGTTGCTTCTTGATTCGATCTTCTGCGCAAGTCTTCTTAAGTTCTATGTTTATGATGCAGTCTCTTCCAAACCGCAGCAAATCAAACTCTTTTCCGATCTGCGGAATCTTGTATCCCACATAGAACTTATCTAAAAAGCTCACCCCCTTTGCCGAAGCCCTCAAAGATTCGACTAAGCACTTTAGATCCCCCACTTCCGCAGACTTTATTTCTATACCATAGTGATTCAAAAATCCTTTAAAGTCCAGTATCGAATCACTTGCATTCACCAGCGACTGAATATTTATGCTCTTTGCCATTTCTTTTTATCCGCGAAGGCGTTTCCTAAGCAATCGAATGAAGTTACCAAAATCCGACAGATATCCCCGCGCTACTGACGAGACAGCGACAAACTGACTTCACAGGTGGTTCGCGCTTTACCGTCAGAAGCTACTGCCACGAACCAATGTCACCGTCGTTGTCTTCGCCGCCCTCCTTGCCGTCCGCGCCGTAGCTGAACACGTCAATCTCACCGTGTGCACCCGGATTCAGATACTTGTACCCGTTGCCCCACGGATCGTTCGGCAGGCGTTCGAGATAACCGCCTTCCTTCCAGTTGTTCGGTTGCGGATCAATGGTCGGCTTCTGAACCAGTGCAATGAGTCCCTGATCTTGTGTCGGATAGCGGCCATTGTCGAGGCGGTACAGCTTAAGTGCCTGCATGAAAACCCCAATGTCCTGCCGAGCTGCGATGCGGCGGGCAGCTTCTTGGCGCATCGCATCGGGGTTTGCAGCCATCGCAGCTACACCAGCCACAAGAGCCATTGCCGCCTTCTGCTGCTCTTCCGCGCGCAGCTTTTCAGCTTTGTCCTGAGAGGCATTCGCGTTGATGCAGTTGGGATCGTCCTTCAACTGGCCGGGGTTCGAATTGCACTCTGCGACTACACGCTGTCTAAGGTCGAGCTGCTGGTCAAATTCTTCGACCTTAACGATTCGGTCCAGTCCAGACACATGGGTCGGATTACATGCGGTAAGAGCAACTGACAACAAGCTTGCGATTAAGATTGGCTTTCTAATCATGAACATCCCCGTTGTTCTTTATTCAATGGATCGAAATTTCGCTCTTCTTTATTAGACTACATTTAACTCTTTCAAAACGGTCAGAGCACACATCAGTCTCCGCCTCGATCGGCATAGTCACGCATCATTGCGATGAGGTTATCTTTCGTCCGAGAACGCTCGAATTTTTCAAGAAATACGAAGAACTCAGCGTGATCATTTATTCCTAATTTTTCGAAATTGACAGGAAATTCAGATCGATTCGCGAGATAAATTTTGGCAATCAATCCTTCAAAATAGAATCGAACATAAATCACCCTGCGGTCAGGCTCCCCCTCGATTACAATCGAGCTATCCTCCAAAATTGGTGTTCGGTTATGTGGCGCACCGAGATTGGAAATTTGATAGAGAACAATTGGATAATCCTCTTGAGCGCCGGGGTCACGATTTAAGATTCTTTGCCGAAGGTCTTCAATCTCGTCGGACGTGAGAGCAACATGTCTAAATTCTGGAAGATGGGAGGCTCCAGCTCGCCACAAAAGACTAAGAAAGAACAATCTTAGGTTTTTTGTGTTTTTCAGACGAAGCTCCCTTAAAGGAATGTCAGATTCAATACCCAAAAGAGTTTGCAACGATTCGTGTTCACCCCATCCACTCCAGATTAGATGATTCTCGCGAAGTTCCTTGATGCCAACGTCGTCAATATCAGCGAGAATATCTTCTCCCGGTCGTATTACTAGTTTCAAGTCATACCAACTGTCCGGAACCCGTATCATGCGTTCGCCAATGCCAGACTGAATGAATTTTTCCCCGGTGCGGGACAGACGTGTCAGCGCGCGAGGTATCAGGTGAGACTTTACGAACTGGCCATACTCACCAGTCAGCGCGCAAGTGCCAAAAAACTTCTTTGCCATTTCTACGTTGATAGAGTTAGGTACATGGGAACCGCGTCACCGGCGTCAATCAATGCGCTGGGCACTGTCCGGGGAAAACGTAGGATACGTTCGCACCTCGGGAGTATTTCAGAGATCCGTTACCGGTACGCCCTTCTGGTGTGAATGATACTTCGACACGCTCTCGACCAACGGCCCACTTAGTCGCAACGGTAGAAATATAGCCGCCGCCAGGGCCGCTCCACGGCTGTTGCCTGACCTCGATAGTCGGTTGACTGCCATATCTTACGACCATCTCGCGCAATTGCTGCACATACTCAGTATCGAAGTCCAGTTCGCGTGTGTATGCGATAAGCCGTCCATTACAGAACGAGAAATTTGCAGGACCAAGCTCCGTTACCTTGCCATCAGGACCGTAGTGGGCCTCCATATAGAGGCCGGCAATCATGTTGTTTGGACCGAGCATCCAGCCTTGGCTACGAACGATAGTAGCTACCTCGTTCACGCTCATTCCGGTTCGGAAGCTGTCTACGTCGAACGCAGAAGCCGACATTGACGCCGTGGCAATCAGCACGGCAAGAATTAATTTTTTCATGTTCACCCCGTATGCACTGATGCATCGGCTGCCCCACCCACATCGTGCCCCGTTTCTAGGTCTTGACCACATAGTAGCGCGGAATATACTGTATATTTATACAGTATTTTGAGGTGAATCATGGAACCGCTTTGGGAGCACCGCTGGCAGTACGTGGACTCGAACTACGGCCAGCTCGACTGCAAATTCTGGATGACGGATGAGGAGGCCGAGCGCTGGCACGCGTACGGGAAGGAAGGGACACGGCGTCTAGACGAGACGCGTAGGGATAGGCATTTGCAGCCGAAGTCTACCGAGCAGGCGCTCTCCTACGCCTCGGCCCCCGTGGGAACGGACCCGTTGCCGGAGTTCGTATCTCCGGACACAGGCACTTTGCGCGGCTGGTGGAAGAACCCTGAGCGGGTTGACGGCGCGGACGTGCGCCGGATGGTCTTGGAAGTGATCGCACTTCGGAGACTCCTAAGCGCGAGCGTCAAAGTAGCGTCCGAATCCCGCGAGGGTTAGTTACTTCTTGCCGCGTGGAACACCTCCGCATGCGCGATCTTGAGACACACAAACCGGAGCGCGCTGCACAGCAGTTTATCGAGGCGCGTGACCGATAGTCGCTGAGAACATGAACATCGAGAACAGCAATGACCCGACGTAGACGTTGACCGAGAGTACGCGACAGGAACCAATCTTCGAGAACGGACACGCTCGGGCTGCTCATGAAGGACGACGGCGGAAAACGATAATGTTGTGGGCGCTAAGTCGAGAAGCAAATATGCAAGCTCGCCAGCATGTTCCACGTCATCGAGGGAGTCATGATCCCGATCGACGCGAGGCAGGTACAGATGCTGGAATGCGTTACGGCCCAACGGGCAGGCATACCACATTCTCCCTCTATCACCGAGCAGTGTTGTCGAGAATGACGAACTCATACGTAGAGTTCGTGAAAAAAAATAAGAAAGGGTTTAGGATGAATTCATGTAGCAGGAAGCACCGCTACATAAAGCGAAGCCGCCAAACTCCTAGCCGAGTCGGCGGCTTGTTCAAACCTGAGCAAGGAGGTGCGACATGCACCCGCTTCATCCGTCGTTCTTGTACTTCGCAATCGCTGTGAACTACATGATCTTGGCGTGGCTGCATCTGCGATAAGCAGATTAGGGCGAAAACTGTGAGAGGTGGATCGCCCTAGGCCAAGCGTCGTTACAAGCTTTTCTTGTAATGACGCTTGCAGTCTAGCACTGTGATGCTAGGCGTCAAGTGAACTAAACGGGCCTACGAAATTTGGCCCCCGGCAAATCGCGCCTGTGCGTGATGAGCCTCAGCCGCCCACCTAGAAATAGGTGGCGGCTTTGTCACGTCTACACTCTCGTCAGCGCTGCGTCGGGCCACGCACTAGGAGGTCAGGACACCTTTTTGTCGAACCCGCAGCCTGTTTTGACTTATTCCGCGATCAGGAACCGGTCGCGGTTCTTTGCTTCCTTGATCCACGCCGGCGCACGACCGCGACCGCTCCACGTTTCACCGGTCTTGGGGTTGTGGTACTTCGCGGCAACCGGTGCAGCAGCCTTGCGCTTGCCTGCACGTTGACGGCCAAAGATGTCCTCAGCACTGATGCCGTACTCCGCTACCTTTTCCCGAATGTCAGCAACCACCGCCTCCAATTCCGCGATACGCGCTGCTTCGGTTTCCTGCTCAAGCTTCGCAAGCTGTTCCTTTAGATCTCGGTAGTTCTTCGTTGCCATAGACCGACCTCCACTAGTTGTTGATCGCGATGTGCGACCGGCGAATTATGTCACCGATGGAAGCACGCGAACAGATGCACGGGGGCAAACGCATCCTATGATGCGACAGCAAAGAACCCCAGCTAGGTCCGATCAGGCCATCAATCAAAATAATTTCCGAAAACTTGGGTAAATATTGAATAAGCATCCAATTTTATGGATGTATGGATGCACGGGCATACCCATGCAAATATTTCTCGCTAGGAATATTCCAACTCTGCCGTCCTTTCGACACTGACCTATAGTCCGTCGCTCGACTGCCGCACGGCTAGGCGCTTTCCCCGGTTTCGCGCTACCCAGAAGCAAACCGGGCCTAATTCTCAACGGGGCGGGTCTGACCAATTGTCGATCCGCCCGAAATTTATTCTGGAGCAATCCACTATGGCAACGACTCAAGTAGCCGACGCAATGCCGGAGCCTACAGCGAATATGACGGCCGATCCTGTCGCCCAAGACGCGGCGACTGAGGACGAGACAGCCGTACCGCCTGCCCCGGACCCTGAACCACCGAACGAACCCGCTCCCGCCGTGGCAAGTACGTTTGCCTGCGTCCACCCGACAATCAGTCTCCGCACCGCTACGGACAAGCTCAACGGGGCCGAGCCAATTATCGACGTACAGATAGAAATCGTAGTTCGGTACGCGGACGGCAACGTAAGCCGGGTATCGGTGGCACACACCCAACACGCAGCAGGAACCAACACCGCGAGAATTGCGGACGCACTATCGCAAGTGACCGCAGATTCCGTAATTCGCTGCCTCGCAAATTAACACTCACCTTCCCCTGATAGCTCACGGGAGGGTTTTTGCGTTTGTGCGCCCACTATGACGACGTACATACAACATCAAAATCGTGCGCTCGCCATTGCTCCCACACATGAGCAAACCAGCCTCGCCATATTGCAACTTGACGCCGATATTGAGGTGGGTTCCGACAACGGCCCACCGTTTGCACTAGATTCGCACGAATATTCCATCCTCCACATGGGGGCGCTCACCAATCCGATTACCAATCTGCGTGAGATATCGATGCAGTCTCAAAAGTTCTACGCAGAACTTTCAGATTTGATAATCGAGTACAGACCAGATGGACTGGCGGCATGCAATTTGATTAATAGCGACTGCGTTAGCGCAATGATCGGGATTATGTCCGTTATGCCCTCATCGACGTTCGCCACAACACGGGGATTGGTATTCCCGGAAAACAATTCCACGTACGTAAAACCTCATATCGATGAGCGTGTGGAGTTTTCGCCGCTCTACCTCTGCCCCGTCCGTCAAGAGAACCCCATTTTAATAGCATCGCACGCGCTCCAAGCTGGCGCGCACAAACGTTTTGGGCTGGAAATTCCTCACATCGTTCCTAGGGAGTTGAAGGCCCTGATAAGGAACTACCATGACACTAATAAAAAAGGAACTTCCCGAGCCGGAAAACGTGCAGAAAGGGTCATTCGGACCACGCGCAACGCCAATTCCCGATGAAGCAAATCTAAGAATCACGCTCGAAAAAGATACCGAAACTGGCGAAAACAAGAGATTGACATTCCAAGAGGAAACGCTCTGCTTGGAATTCGCCAAGGATAACAACTGGATTCGCGCATGCAAGCGGGCAGGTCTGAAAACCTCAACCGACTTGCGCATGCAACCGCATATCCGGAAGCGGCTGGAAGAATTGCATGAACTCAAGACAGCACGCCATGCAATCGAAGCTGAGGCGATCACCAACTACCTGTTTAACGTAGTCACGGCCGATCCTAACGAATTGGCGGAAGTCGTTACCGGAGCCTGCCGATACTGCTACGGCCATGACATATCGTATTTGGCTAAAACTGGCGAGTACAAATACAACCACCACTACCAGTTTCGAACCAAGGATGAGCAAAAGCGCGTCAAGGAAGCGAACAACGGGAAATACCCGAACGGTAACGGCGGCATCGGATATACCAAGGATCGCGCACCTAACCCGGAATGCCCGTATTGCGATGGGCGGGGTGAAACGAGCTATATCGTCAAAGACACGAATACGTTCTCAAACGCCCGCTACCTTATCAAGGGCCTAAAGATTCAAAACGGCCAGATTGAAGTACAGACACACGACAAGCTGAAAGCGGCTGACATGCTGCTACGCACTTTGGGCGCATACGAAAAAGACAACGCACAAAAGGCTGATACGCGTCTGACCATCGAAGGAGGGATTGTTCCTGCAATCCTAGACAAGCTCCAAGGCAAGACGCCGGAACAGCTTGAGGCAGAACTACAAGAACAACTACGGGACGTGGGATGAGCAATGTAATTACCATCCCGACACTGCGTCTTGACCAAGCATTAATCGTAGCTGACCCGTGGCCGTGGAAGGTAATACGTTGTGGACGCCGATACGGGAAAACCGTTCTACTCGAAACCATCGCGGCCGACATGGCAGCGCGCGGCGAACCAGTCGGAATCTATGCCCCGAAGTTCGATACGCTGACCGAGACGTTCTCCCATCTACGGGAATCGCTTGAGCCAATCATCACCACATCGAACAACGGGCATACGATCCGCACCAAGACAGGTGGCGTAATCGACTTTTGGTCTATGGCCGATCCTAACGGGCTTTTCGGACGTGGACGGAAATACAAGCGGGTATTGATCGATGAATCGGCGTTTGCGCCGGATCATATGGTGCATCAGTATTCGACCGCCGTTAAATACACGACGGCCGAATTCCCGGACGCGCAAACCCTAGTTTTCAGCACGCCTGATACGCAGGACACGACCAACTTTTTCGCGGCCCTGCACTTTTCCGACGAATTCCGATACGACCCGTCAAAGTCTCCGGAAGAAAACCACGGGAAGTTTAAGCAGTATTGGCGACCGACCCATTCGAACCCGTTGATTCCAAGAGCTTTCCTAGATCGCGAAAAAGAAACGGCGCATCCACTGAAGTATCGCCAAGAGGTTCTAGCGCAGTTTGTAGACTTTTCCGGCGAATCGATGTTCAAGAACATCAATAATCCGGTCGATCCTCATCCACGCTATGACTACATCTTTGCTGTCATGGATACCGCCCTAAAGGCAGATGTTCAAGGACAGCCGGGACACGACGGCAGCGCGGTTGTTTTCTTCGGGTACTCAGCAACGTTTTTCCCGCACCTCCACATTCTTGATTGGGACGTGGAATCAATCGACGGCATCAATCAATATGAATGGCTACAAGAAATTCTAAAGCATGGCGAGTATCTATCAAAACGGTACGGCGCGCACTTCGGCTTTCAAAACGTCATCATAGAAGATAAATCCTCCGGAATTGTCCTAATACAGGCAGCGCTACAAAACGGCCTGCCCGTCACTCCCGCCGATTCGCGCGTAACGGCTATCGGAAAGGATGGGCGGGGCCGATTGTGTATCGATCCGGTCTACCGCAACGAAGTGAAGTTCGTCAAAGAAGCCTACGACAAAGTAGTCGAATTCAAAGGCCGGACGCTCAATCACGCCCTTGACCAAGTTCTCAAATATCGCTTTGCGGATAAGGCATCAGCGAAACGTGAGGACGATGCTTTCGACTGTATCTGCTACGGGATTATTTATGCATTAGTACCGGAATTCCGGGATTTTAAATAATAAGGGGCCGCTATGGCACTATATCAAAACGGCGCAACGGCCGACCCGGCTCCAACTCCACCCGATAATTGCGTTGATGGGTTTGAGCCTCAACGCAATACGCAGCTATACAACAACCTCGTCAACGAGGTCATCGAGCCGGGTACGGGCCTGTCCTACCAACTCGCCAAGCAAATCTACCTTGAGCACCCTATGGGGCAGCGCGCGGTAGATAACGTCATCAATCTGGCATTCAGCCAAGAGCGCACTATCTCCGGTGTCCCTGAGGACGCGAAGAAGGCGTTTAAGAGCGCTTGGGCCGCTGCACGGGCAGACACCGCCATCAAGAATTGCGCACGTCACGCACGTATCTACGGCTTGGGAACGCTCGTAGACCTAGGGCAAGGGACGTTCAAAATCTACGATCCGCTGCTCACGGCCGGTTCGATGGTTGGCAACATCAGCGAGCCTCTTGCGCGGGACTTCCTGACGCCCAACGACCCGGTTGTTCGAGACTTCAAATTCACGCCTCAGAACTCCGTCGTCGCGTTCAACGGCACGTCGATCTACCTGGCCTACGCCCAATCCGCGTTCGGGTACACGGGCCGCTCCGTCTACTACAACATGCTTCCTCAGCTCGCCGCGTTCCTCGTCTCGATGGAGGTGGACGCGCTGGTACTGAAGAAGTCGGGCGTGCTGGTCGCCAAGACGAAACCCGTAGGCGCAGCAGCAAACCGCATGTCTCATTGGTGGCAGCGCAAGAAGGCGTCAGACGTTAAGCGCTCCCTCAACGGGAATGTCCTAGCGATCGAGACTGACGAGGATATCTCCACGCTCAACATGGCGAACACGGCCGACGCCATGACGACCGCACGCAACAACGTCATTTCCAACATTGCTACCGCCCTAGACGCACCGGCAGTCATCCTGCAAAACGACGTGCTGACAAACGGCTTCGGGGAAGGTAAGGAAGACTCCAAGGTTATCGCGAACTTCGTAGAACGCTACCGTAACGAGATTGAGCATATCTTTGAATTCATGATTCCGCGCATACAGGAATTGGCGTGGACAGAAGAATGGTATGCCTCTTTCGTCATGGCGAATCCGGCCTATGCCTCGATCAGCTTCCAGTCTGCTACGAATTATTGGCGCAACAACTTTGAATACAAATGGCCCAACTATCTAGTTGAACCAGATTCAGAGAAGGTCAAACGCGAAGAGTCGAGCTTTAACGCCTATCTCGCAATCTATGAAAAGCTCCAAGCGGGTATCCAAAACGCGGAAACCAGACGCGCATTGGCTCAATCAGTAATCGAACTAACCCAATCTGACGACCTCAAGACGCTTCTACCGATGCCGATTGATATCGAGTTTGGGGAAGAAGATTTTGCAAATCCTGCCCCCACAGAATTCCGTGGCTCAGAACGCGTATCAGAGGATTTGACCGACGACGAAGCAGCAGGGATGCAGATAGCATCAAATCAGAAGGTATAAATTATGGCGTGGAAATCCACAATCACAAATATTATGAAACAGTTTGCGGACAGTCCACGCTCCACTAACGACCTTGCCCTTGCTGTTTCGCAAATACGTGAACTACTTAAGCAATCCCCGGACGACGAAATAGAAATACAAGAGCGCGTCCGGGAAACGTTGACAAAGATTCACGACAAAGAGATAAAGAAGCAACCGCCCTTACCCGCTGGAACATTCGCCCGTGCGCGCGTAGCTCAGTCAGCACAGCAATTACTGGACGAGAAAATCGTGCAGTCACTGTCGCTCATCGAACTCAACCGTACAAAGTCTGTAGAAACGACAGTGCAACGGTTCGTAGGCTGGGCGTCATCCCTTCCCCCTAAACTCACTGTAGACCATCCTCGACAGGTCATTGAGAAGGTCGAAAAAGGCTTCAGAATTGTTGAAAAAAGCCCACTTGAGATTAAAAGAGAGCAAGAAAGGCTACGGGAAGCGGGTATAAACCGGAAGGTCAAGACACATAAGCGCGTACCGACGTACTCAACTCGATACGTCCAAGCGCCGCCCGGACCCGAGAAAACCGAATCCTATGCGATGCGAAAATTGCGTGCGGATCGGGACAAAATCAGTAAAGCAGCAGAGAAAGCCCTTGCCAGATATGAGGCGCAGCGCGTCACACAAGACCAAGCGCACAAATTAGCGGCCGGTATTGCCGAGACAATCGCGGTCAACAATCAGGCGCTTGGGTTTGCGTGGAATCATCATTGGTCTAAATACCCACGCGAAGACCATGAAAAACGTGATGGGATAGTCTATCTCTATCGCGATTCGCCAATTATTCAGACCGCCCACAGCAAGGGATGGATTCGCAATTCATCCATCGAATACGTTGAGGACTTGCCCGAGATACCCGGACAGGAAATTAACTGCCGCTGTTCGGCCTCGTATATCTACAGCCTGTCCGCCCTGTACCGCAAAGCGCCCTACATGTTCACTCAGAAATACGTGGACGCCCGCGCTCAGATTGCTTGACCTAGGCAACTATCCTGCCCCGCCCTGATGCGTCGATACAACGCAATTTAGTAAGCGTTTTGTAATTACATCGATCGGCACTGACTTTTTATAGCTGCTCGACATTGACAGATTAACCGGCTTATGCAGGTCGGCTATTTGACTTTACATAATGGGCGCTAACGATTTTTCGGGGGCCAAATCACCCATTTTTGGGGTGGCTAACACAAATTCTCGCTTTGGGACGGAATGCATGCACAGGCAACTAATAACGGAGTAAATAAATGTGCTGAGACAAACAGAAATCATTGAACAACTAAAGGCCGGTGCCGCCTCCCCCATCCCTTACGACAACAGCCTTTACTACCTTGCGCGCCTGACCGGTACAGGCGACGTATGGCGCTCAAAGCAAGGGGAAATGTTCCGCCCGCCTGATTACTACATGACGCCTGAGTTCTTGGACAGATGCGCGGGCGTTCCGGTAATCATGAATCACCCTGAGGACTCGGCAACGATCAACCCGGCCGACGTACGGATCGTAGGCACGGTAATTCACGCCTTCCCCAACCCGGCCGATCCAACCGAAATCCTGTGCGTGCTCCGGATCATTGACGGATTCATGCAGCAAGACTTGCTGACCAAGATTCTGTCTACGTCCCCGTCGATTGTGGTTGCAGGCTCGACGGTCAGCGACGGGGTAATCGTAGAGGGTGCGCCCATTGCTGCGCCGGATCACTTGGCTATCTGCGAGCTAGGCGTATGGGATCACCAAGGCCCGCCGTCCGGGATCGACCAAACGATCCTTCCGGCTACTGACGCTGAGTCGATCACGGCCGAGCTAGAAGAAAACGCGCAATCGGGCGGTGAAATCGGCTCGGAAGAAAATGAACACACCGATTCGTCAGGAATTAGCCAATTTAATGAACATGAGCCATCTAGCACCGGCCAAGCAATCGATTGGCTAGAGGCGATTACCCCTACCGCGCCGAAAGTATTTGACTTGAGCGCAATTAATTAAAAAATTTCAGGAAATCAAAACATGACCACTGAAGAACTCAAAGCCCTGATGACTCAGGTAATGAATGATAGCGTTGCCCCACTCCGCGCGGAACTGGAAGCGCTCAAGGCCGCTAAGGTTCAAGCGCACAACGATTCAAGCGACGAAGAAAAGCCGTCCGTGGATGAGAAGAAGGAAAACGACGCTGTTCCGGCCGCTGCGGAAGCTATCGCGGGTCCGCTCGACACGAAGGAAGCTGATAGCGACGTGCCTACGCCTGCCGCTGCTGCGCCTGTGACGGCTGACTCGGACGAAGCACAAGAATCCGGCCAGAACGCCGAAATCGCGGAATTGAAGGCAAAGATTGCCGCGCTCGAAGCCGCTACCAAGGCTCCGCCTGCTCTATCGGACGAAGAAGAAGCTGCGATTGCTGATGCTCAGGTCCACGCCGATAGCGTCTACCAGTTGCACGGCCAACGCGCCCCGCGCCCGATGGAACGTGAATCCCTGCTCGCATACCGCCGCCGTCTCGCTAAGGGTCTGCAAAAGTTTAGCGACTCGCAAAAGGACGTGAAGATTAGCGCTATTACCGACCCGCAATATATGGACTACGTTGAGAAGCACGTATATGCGGACGCTGCTAACTCGGCAAATTCGAGCGTTGCTCTGAAGAAGGGGCTGATTCGAGTTGAGGAACAACTCCCATACGGTGGAAAGGCATTCCACTATAAGGGCGACATTGGTGTATGGATGGCAGATTCAAGCCTGCCTGTTTCGGTCGTTAAGCCGCATCGTGACCGCAAGTACGTCACTGTTTAATCAGACACGCCAATCAAACAAGTTTGCCCCACTTTTATAGAACGAGGCGAACTCCACAAAAATATTAAAGGTAATAAACAATGGCAACTCCAAGCAAGTACACGACCGGTTTTGCGGATGGGATGTTCTCAAGCGGCTGGATGCAGGGTGGCGTTCAAGGCGCATGGATTCAAGAGCCGCACACGCGTTACAGCCTCGAAGGTGGATTCAGCAACGAGCCGACCGCCCTGTTCGGTGGTGTGGCGATCAAGACAACGATGGGCGCGAAGGGACGGATGGAACTCGGCGCGGGCGTCACGAAGGCCGCAACGGTGGCCGACGTTCAAGGCTTCGTCATCGATAGCAAGATGTATCACGCGGTAGTGACCGCACAGAACACGGCCCCGCAAGTTGCGCTGCATGACGGCGTGCATTTCGCCCGTATCGGCTCGCGCGTTCGTATGTACCTCGGCATCGATCCGACGTTCGCAGAAACGCTCTATGGCGCTCCGAACACGCCGGTTTCGTTCGACTTCACGAAGCAGCAAATCATCGCATCGACCGGCGCAACGGACGTTATCCCTGTGACGGTTACGGAAGTGTTTGAGGACGGCATCACGCTTGTCTACAACGCCGCTAACGATACGGTCACCTATGGCCGTGGTCCGGTAGCTGTTGTTCGTCTGTAATTCTCTGACGCACTAAATCCCCAGCACAAAATAAAAACGCGGCTCTGTCGTGCTTTAGCTGTTGCTAGAGCGCGTGCTTACGTGCGTGCTAAAGCACGGGTCCGCTCAATCATAAGAAGGTTTTAACTATGGCTTTTCAAGCATTCGAGAAAATCACGCCGTCATTTACTGAGCCGCGTATTATCCTCAACTACGCGCAGAAGTCGGGCGCATTCAACGCACTGTCAGGCCGCAAGCCACGCATGACGACAGCACAGGGCGACAAGAAGGTCTACATTCACAAGCTGGATATGCGCAGTGATGCGCGCGTGAACCAATCCGGCGCGGAATCGCTCCCAACTCCGGAATTTCAAACCACGCTGATTAGCACGCCGCTCTACACGATCCGCAACCGTGCGGAGTGGGATATGACGGACGTGCAGCACGCCGGTAACTGGAACGTCGCATTGCCGGAAGCCTATACCAAGGCGAACCGTCACGGGCAATTCAACGTTCTGCGCCGTCTGCTGTTGAACGGCGTTCGCGCAGGCGACGGCGAAGGGATCATCAACACTCCGGGCGCAACGGCTGTGAACTTCACGGCGGACGCTCAGGGTAACGCTACGCTGCTCACGGCGGACCCGGACCATACGTTCTCGTTCCTGCAACAACTGGTTGTGGACCTGCGCTCGCGCATCATGAGCATCAGCCAAGGCAACATCCGCATTAACTTCACGGCTCCGCAGCGCGTGATTGGTCGCCTCCAACAATCGATTGTTGAAGTCACGTCCTACCAACGTCAAGGCGCAGGTTCTGCATCGATTGCGGGCGCGCTTGAGGAAACGGGTGCGTGGAACGGAACCGAATGGGAATTTTCGGTAGACGACACGCTGATTGGTGCCGGTGCGGGTGGCACGGACCTGTGCATCGTCAACGCGCCGGAACTCATTAACCCGCAATCGGGTAGCTCGATCAACACGAACGAATTTGCGACGCTGCAACCTTCGCTTGAAGACGCGGCCTTGCAATACACCGACCGTGCAGCACCAACCGAATTCCCGACTCCGATTCCCGGTATAGGCGCGGTTGACGTGCTCTACCACATGGAAGCATCGGCCGGATGGGTGGTTCGTCCGGAGTCGCTTACGCTGCTCTCGATCAAGTACAACTAAAACGATAGCGGTTTAGGGCTACGCCCGAATTTGGGGAGTCCATTAACCGGACTCCCCTTTTTTATTCCCTCCCCACATGCAGCCGCTTACCCCGCAAATAATATTGGCTATAGGGCAAAAAATGGCCCAGAAACTGCCAATTATATAAAGTAAGCGGGCGATATACCCGCACCGAAATTTATTGCAAGGAAACAGTATGAGCAAGCTTTATATTTTGAACGCGACGCAACAACGTTACAACGCGTTCTACCGTATCCCGAATGTACGTGCGGCGCAGTACGCTGACCTTCTACCGGGCGAACAGCAGTGTGTGTATGAAGGCGACGCCGACACTATCGGCGTGATTATTGATCATCTTCAACAGTACGGCTTGATGGACTCGGCGGAATACAACCGCAGCTTGACCGCAGCCAACCGAGTCCGTGTCCACCTACTCTATCGCATCGACAAACCATTTTCGTTCTCAGACCAAGAATCGGTCATTCGTGGACGTTCCATCGCGCAGAACGAGAATGCACTCAACGAATTGAAGAAAGAGACAGCCGCCCTCACTGCCGTAGAGAAAGAAATCACGCGTGGCAAGACAGCGAAGAAGAACCAAGTGGAAATTACGGCGCAGCCTGTCCACGTATTGGAAGGCGATCAATCACTTGCGCGCAGTGCAGCAGATATCGCTAAATTTGAAATCGGCAAGGACTAATCCGGTCCCCAAGCCCACAACAAATATAAAGGGCCGAAAATGCCTGACAACGACGAAGTAAATCAATTGCGCAGCGAAATAAGAGATTCGCTCGCGCAACTCGGATCGGGGATCAGTGAGATTCGCGCCACCCTGACCGCCTTCATTGAGCGTATTACGCGTCTTGAAGAACGTAGCGAACGCATCCCACAACTCGAAAAGCGCGTAGACGATCTTGACAAGAAGCTTGAGCCGATCCGCGATGAGGTTGTTTCTGCATCGAACGCGGCGAAATGGGCGAACAAGCTTGCGAAATGGATCATGCCATCCGCCTTTACCGGTATCGCCGCGATTGCCGGACTGTATGTGACCAACCTTATCAATCAGCAAGTGCAGCCCGTAGTGGCCGAAATGCACGATATCCAGAACAAGCAGCAGTCACAAATTAACGAACTCAATACGCAGCTTCAGTTGCGGTCGGCACAACAACATTCTATGGCCGACGTAGACGTTAGACGCGCTCGATACTAAACGGAGCTTTCTATGGCAGTTTCACAAGCGGGATATCTGCAATTTCTGCGGAGCATTGTAGGTGTGCCGGTTGAGGCATTGCCGGACGATAGCCCGTTCATTGCACTCAGCTATACGATTGGCGTCGAACTGACGCCACGCGGCTATCAATGCGCGTCAGCCGCCATCTATGAACTCATGGTCTATTACGCGGCAACATCATTTCTATACAACAACGCCATAGATCAAGCGGGCCAAAACTGGTTTGCGAACATTCAAAAGGAATACGGGCTGTTGTCCGGTTTCAACGGGATTATTCAGAGCGCAGCCGATCAGGGCACAAGTGCCGCGACGGTAGTTCCCGATTGGGTGAAGCGTGCAACGTTGCAAGAATTGCAGTGGATGAAAGATCAGTATGGACAAAAGTTCCTCGGCTACCTGCAAATGATGGGTTCTATGTGGAGTCTGGTGTAAGGGGCGCGTATGAACGATTTCGAACACATTAGACGCCCTTTCCAATCCTCCCTCAAGCAGGTTTCCCAAACGGCAGCGGATCAAAAAGCGTGGAGCCAGTCCAAGGCGTGGCCCGTCATCGTTGAAAGCGTCCAAGGATCGATTGTGACTGTGCGTCTGGACGTCACCAGCGAGTGGACGTTCCCACCTATCCAGATGCCGCTATTCGGCCCGGAGTACATCCGATACCCGATCAAGAAAGGCGACGCGGGCCTGGCTGTTCCCTCCGACGTGTCGCTAGGCAAAGTGTCCGGTCTGGGCGCGAATACGCCTCCTACGCTGGATCAACCGCCCAACCTATCGGCGCATGTCTTCCTGCCCTGTGGTAATGCCCGCTGGACACCTCCAATCGATGCTCTGGCGGTTGAAGTCTACGGACCTAACGGGGTCATTCTGCACGACACGGCGAGCAATTCAACGATCACTGTCACGCCGGATGGAGTCACGATCACCACGGGCGGAATCACGGCGACGCTGAAGAACGGCAAGGTCGATATCACTGCCAGCACGTCTATCAATCTGACAGCCCCACAAATCGCTCTCAACGGCACTCTGACGGCCACGGATAGCTCAGGCGGCACGGCAACGATTAACGCGCCCGTCAAGATCAATAACAAGCTGGACACGACCGGACCTATCACGGCACCTGACGCGACGATCAACGGCGTTACGCAATCGACGCACAAGCATACGGGTGTCCAACCCGGTAGCGGTACGTCGGGCGGACCAACAAACTAAGGGAGATTAAATGTCAGGACTCTTTGATCAACTCCCGCCGCGCACATCAGACCCTTCAACCGAGAAGGTCAACAACGGTCAGGCAAGTATTCTAAAGGCAGGTCTGCGCGCCATTTCGCACAATCAGGAATTGACGTTCACGCTATATCAGCAATATGTCCTGCCTCTTGACGGAATGGTGTACTGGATACGTCAGCCCGCTACCACTTTTACGGTACAAGGTTCGCTGCACGTAACCAACGAGCAACAGCAGCGCCCGTCCGAATCGTATGCACAGAACACCGTGATCTTTACGAGTACGGAGGTCGTTTCGAAATTCCAAGACATTGCACCGTCAACGATGTGGGTTTGCGAGTACGACGATATGTTGTTCGCGTTCAATCGCCGAACGATGCGGTATTGGCAAACGGACCTAAATCACTACGCGGGCATGGCCGTGTTCCCTACGATGCGGACGCAGTTTCTAGACTCGACCGCCAGCATACCCACCTCGAAAATTCTGAGTAACAGCATTCCGATTTGGCTATCGCTAACGGGTCCGCTCTCCGCCGTTCCGGGTTACGACCAACCGCTAGCAGTGTTTGGCGAATACCTCGTAGCTGCGAACCAGCAACCGCCATATATCGCGGTGGAGATTCACGAAACAACGAGCATCGAGCCTCAGCCGCGCAAGTACGCGTTTGAGGACGACTCTGTGAACCCTCCCATCTATCGCGAATTCATGTCGCAACTGAAACGGGACAAGGTGACATTGCATCTGTACGGCTTCGACAACGACCATGCAATGGCGTACATCGATTACCTGATGACGTTCTTTCTGAATCAGGGAAATTCGGTAATGGGGCTGATGACCGGCCCCGACATGAAGGACGTTCCGATCATCCAATCGGAATACAACATACGCGGCCAGAAGAAGACTATTGATTTCGAAGTCAGTTATCAAACGTTCAAGGCTTTGGACTACGCGATTACGCTGATTCTTAAGGCGCAACCCAATTTTACTGTACCGAGCCTGTACACCAATCAACCGGGCTACTTGGTCCCGCCGTTCCCGCCAGAACAATAAAAAATCCGAAACGCGCGACGCGAACGGACGCAGAAATATTGATCTAGCACCACGCAATTAATTTCCCCTGCTTTTTGGCCGGGTGGGTCCGCTCGCGCCTAACTTCCCATTCCAATTCAAGGATTAAAAATGGCAAATCAAATCGATGATATTGTCGATATCGTAATTTCGGTGCAAACAGCACCAATCGCGAACAATCTACAGCGCAACTCCATTCTAGTCTCGCAGGGTGGTACGACGCTCCCGGCAGGCACAACCCAGCTCGTCGCAAGCCCGAAGGACATTACGTCGGTCCTGCAATCGCCCCTCCCGATCAGTTCGATTCAATGGTCGTCAGGCGTCGTTACGGTGGTTGTCAGCGGCACGATTTCGCTCGCGGCCGGAGCAAGCGCGCAGTACACCATCGCGGGCGTGTCTCCATCCGCATACAACGGGACGTTCACGGTCACGGGCGTTTCCTCAACGTCCTTCACGTTCAGCCTGAGCAACGATCCGGGTACGACACAAACGCTCGGCACTGCTACCCCGGCCGCCGTGGCCGAACTCCGCAGCATGGGCAACTCGTTCTTCGCGGGCGGAGCCTCGATCGCTACGACCGTCCTTGAGTTGGGTCTTGCGTCAGGTCCGGACGCGGTTGCAGCACTCCGCGCGTATCTCGAAGAAAACGCGCTTCAGAACTACGTCTACGTGGTTCCGCGTTCGTGGGCGACGAGTCAAGATTTCTCGATTCTCGTTTCGTCGTACGACAGCCCAACGGCGATGACGTATTTTGCCGTGACCGCAACGCGTACCAATTTGCAGACCGTAGGCGCCACATTCACGGGCCACAAATCCGTTCTGCTCTATGCAGAGTCTGACGAAGACTTGGCAACTCAAAGCGTGTTCGGCGCTGCTGCGTTGACGTATTTGATTGTCAGTCAGAACCCGACAGCAACGCAAAAGCTGTTGCCTCTTGGACCGCGCCCCGTCTACGGCGTACAGCCTAGCAAGTGGACCTCCGCAGAACGCGCGTTGTTCATCAAGTATTTCGTCAACTACCCCGACGTTGGTACGGAGGCCGGACTCACTAGCACTGTCCTGAAGGGCGACACGTACGCGTCCGGCGATTTCTTCGAGTATTGGTACGCGTCGGACAAGACCGCAATCAATGAGCATTTGGCGCTCGCCAACGCGATAGTCAACGGCAACGCGAACGCGACCAACCCGCTGAAGTTCGATCAACGTGGTATCGAACGCTTGCAGCAAGTCGCGCAAGTCACCATCGATTCCCTCGTCGCGGCTGGCGTTCTACTCCCCGCCAATCAACTAACGGGAACCGGGATTGTAAATGCCGTTGACGCTCTGACTTACCAAAATCAAAACCCGAGCGATTACCACAAAGGTATCTATCGCGGCCTCTCGGTGACCGTGATTCCGGCACGTAGCTTTACGCATGTGACGTTCAACATGGCAGTTACCGACCTCGTTAATAGCCCGAGCTAATCGAGAAATCAAATGGGAGTGCCTTGTACCGTGCGCACCGCACGGCGATGACGCACGCCCGTTTCCAGTCAATAAATAAAGGAAATTAACATGGCCGGAAATTCAATGCAGCCATTGGGAACACTTAACCGCGTTGCCGCACACGTTGTCTTCAACAGCTTTCCGCAACTCAACATCGTTCCGGAAAACTTGGCTAAGGCGGGAGTCTCGATTGAACCACAGGGTGCGGTCGTGACGATCATTGAGGCGATGACAGGCACTATCAACAGCCCTGAGCCGTACGTGCAGGTTCACTTGACTATCGCTCTCAACAAGACAAGCCCGGTAGCCGATTTGTTCAAGAGACAAATTCAGCAATATGGTGTTCTTGGCGACGTGGACGTATATACCGATTCGCCCGTTCTCTCGAAGTACACGATCAAGAACGTTTCGATTCAATCGCAAGGCGCAGTCAACACGGCGGGTACAGACGGAACATTTACCGTGACTCTCGCCGGTACGTGGTACGTCAACGATTCGATGTGGATCTAAAGCTAGACACAATTTGATTGAAACAGAGGGGGCGCAACGCCCCCTTTTTCAATAAAACGGATTACCAATATGTTTGAAAGTCAACCAAAGCTAGATCGCAATCTCAATCTCGTATTCGATCTTGAAGACGGCGTGTACGCATACGTACTACCTATATCACTGGACCTGTGGCGCTCGTACCGCATCCCACTCGCTATGGTGCTTGAGGAAATCAGAACACTTCAATCCGCTGGATTAGCTGTAGCGGCGGACCTGTTCCGCGAATCATGCGAAAGGCGCGGCATGGACGCCGAACCATTCTTTTCAGAGATTAAACGCTGCACGACTGTCGGTTTCCCTGACGCGAGTGAAGGGTTTAAGACTCAGCCCTTTGGTGTCGCCAAGGCACAAGGAAAGATCACTGACGAGGGGGCGGACGAAATCATAAATTTTACGTGCTTTTGGCTAGCGAGCTTGCTAGCCAAGTGGGCGCGCGGTCTGTCGTACGTGGCGCTTTCTCTGTCGCAAGTGGTCGGCACATCGTCAACCTTTACGGATTTCCTCGACTCATTGCAGACCTCGACAACGGACGATGCTACGGACGAGAAAACGACCAAAGCCTAATTCACGCCATATTGGATTGGGTCACGACTGAAGGCTGGCAAGAATGCTACGGCGAGGATGCAGCGGGACGAGGATTCGACGGATTCAAGGATGCGCACCACTACCGACAGCGTTACTCAGACGACGCATATAACCATTAAAAGAGGTAGGAAATGGCCGTCTCCATTCTGAAAATTCAAGTAGATCGAGCCGAAGCGGATCAATACTTCAAAGACTTTAAAGCGTTTGACGATCAGCTACAGGGAATGCCGGATGCGTGGAAGGATGCGCTCCGGAATGCAAAGCTCCTGCAAGCCGTTCAATTGAACCTCCAACAAAGTCAGAAACAGCAAACGTCCGGCTTGAGGGATTCCAATAAGCAACTCACAGTGATGGAGAAGCATTGGAAGACCATCGGGGGCACGGTCAAGGGCATCAACAAGGACGTAAAGGACGTAATGTCCAACGTCTCGAAGCTGCTGCCGGGACTGAGCACCATTGGCGGCGTTGCTGGCCTAGCAAGCCTGCCTCTCTTGATGTTCGCCGGGTTCTCCAAGCTGATGAGTTCGTTCGGAGCGGATCGCGCAACGAACCTGCAAATGGGCGGTATCTCGCAAGGCTCGCGCAAAGCGTTTGAGAACACGTACGGACGCTACGGATTCGCGGACTCCCAGCTTCGTGCAGTAGCCGAAGCGCAGCGCGACCCGAACAAGCGGGCGGGCCTGATTCAAGCTCTCACAGCGGCCGGTATCAGCCCGCAAGAGGCGGCGCAGCTATCCGAACAGGGTACGGACGCCGGCGAGGTGATGAGCCGCCTTATCAACGCGTCACGCACCGCGAACCCTCTGGTCCTGCGTGCGATGGGCGGACAGTTCATCACGCCGGAGCAAGTGACGACGGTTCAATCCGCCCAAGCTGGTGAGATTGAGGGTCTACGCGGCGAGTACGAGCGGCAGACGCCCGAGCTGGACGCACGCGCGGCCGATCAACGTAAGGCGCTCGAATTCACCTCTCACCTGTCTGAAGTGTTCGAGAAAATCCGGGTGGGCGTGTTCAACAAGCTGATTGCGCTTGAGCCTAGCTTGGACAAGGTTGCGAAGTCGTTCGGCAAGCTGGTTACGAACGTACTCGACAGTCCGGGATTCAAACGATTCTTAGACGAACTGCCCGCACGCATCACGAAGTTCTCCGAATTCCTGACGAGCGACAGATTTACGGACGCGCTCAAGACAGTCACCAACGACTTTTTCAAGCTGGCCGTAGTGCTCGCACGGCTGACCGGGGTGATTTACAAGCTGTTGCCGGGAAGTCTTACGGGCAAGTACAAGAATCCGCAGGAGCTTCTAAAAACAACGAATGAGAGCATCGCGAAGGAAGAAGCGAACCTGAAGCTGGCGCAGCAACGCTACAAAGAAGCGGACGAATTGCAGAAGCAAGGGCATCCGATTCAAGCGGCAATCGCGCGCACCGGGGCCAGCCCTGAATCTATACGCGATTCGCTGAAAGACCTGTACTCGAAGCGTGACGAACTGAACGCGCAGATCGCAGCGGAAGCGGACGCGAACATCCCCAACACGGTCAACACGTACAGCAACGACGGCGGAATGCAGAAAACCGCGCTTACCTCGGATCGTATGGCGGGGGCAACCTATGTGACGCCGGACGGGAAAGCACGCGGCCCCGCGACCGTCGATGAGAAGGCGCAGTTCATCGGGGAATTCATCGCAGAAGGACGGCGACGCGGCATGAAGCCGGAAGCAATCGCCGGGGCACTCGGTTCCATCGCTCAGGAATCCGGCTACGACGTGTTCGTTCGAAATTCTATCGGTGCCTACGGTGCCGCTCAGTGGCTCTCGAAGGACCGCCAGCGCGCGCTGGAGAAGTTCCGTAAGGAGCACCCTGCATGGTCGGAAATGAAGGTGCAAGCCGCGTTCCATTGGCAAGAAGCCGCAGCACAAAAGGGGCTATTGCAGAAGTTGAACAGCGCTCGCTCGATTGAGGAAGCGGCAACGATCCATCGCAGGGATTACGAGCGTCCCGCAGAAGCAGAGGCGAACGACGCGAAGCGAGCGCAGTACGGCATGCAGGCGTTCAACAGCTACGGCGACGTAATGCGCGGCACGGTGCAAACCGTCGCGGGCGTCAAAGTCAATGTGGTTGTGCAGAACCAAACGGGCGCGAACTTGACGGCGAACGCGGCGGCGTCGGCCACTTAAAAGGAAAACAACTATGTCAATGACGCGTGACGCATGGGAATCAATCTATCAGCAAAATCCCATATTTCTAAACGGGGGCGTCATGGGGAATTCCAACATTCCCCTCCCTATCGGCTCGCTCTTGTCTCTGTCTACATCGGGCGTCTCATCGATTTTGTCGCTATTGGGAAACGGTGCGCCTGTTGGCCTGAACCAAATTGCGTTCATACCTGCACCGCAAACGGCACTCTTTCAGGCACAGAACCCGACGTACCCCACTGCCGATATGCGCACGGCGGCGAACGCTTCGATTCTACTGCCTACTCAAATCGTGATGACGATGGAGTTCCCCGCGCAGGGTGCGGGTGGCTACGAAGTCAAAGCCGCTGCACTGGCTGCGCTCAAGTCTATCTTGAACCGCCATCAGCAGGAAGGCGGCACATTTACAGTCATTCATCCTGCGTCGATATATACGGGCTGTTTGCTCAATCAACTTGTGGACGGCACGAATAAAGGAAACCAACCAGCCGTTACATGGAATTGGATTTTCGATCAGCCATTAACCGCGCAAACGTCGCCACTTGGTGATTTTCTGAATAGCACGATGAGCGCCATAACCAACGGCGCACAGGATTTGAGCGGATCACTTGGGACGCTCGTTGATAACGTCGGCAACGCCCTACAGAACATATTTTAAGAGGCAACTATGGCTTCGGAAAACACTCTTTATGTTTCGTTCAATCCGGACCCGAAAAATGGATGGTCCTATTCTTTCTCCGGGACAGACTTGAACGGTCGCACGCAGGTATACACATTGTTTGCTTGGTACAACCATTACAGCAATCGCTACTACCTGCGAACGGTATCAGCAAACCAGACAATGTATTTGCCGCTCGTAGAAAGCCCGGACGACATTGACATTCCATTGAATGCCGCGTATCTCGCTACGCCGATCATCTATCGGTCTAGTTCAATGGTGTTGGAAATCGGGTGATTGAATGCGGTACTACAAGCTAACATTTCTTCCGCCCATTCCAACCGCAAGTGATCCAAATCCGGTTCAATCACTGCCTACGGCAATGCAACGGGTGTTGGTGCCGGGGACCGGCGAAACCCGGAAACTGTCAGACGGAACGACGCAAGGGGTCGCGACATACATTCTCGAATCGACCAACCCAAGTGCTCTACAGGTGGAAATTAACTGCATGCTGGGAGGCTCCGGATACACCCCCACCGATCTAGGTTCGAACTACGTGAAAATATGGGGATTGCCGGTCGAAGCCATTGCCGATATCTCCAAATTGAACGGTTGGATTATCCGCGTACAGGCCGGATTCGATAAGAAAAGTCTGCCACTTGGTAGAAAACTCGCGAACGTTACCGGCTCCGATAACGTCATTATCGAGGGGCAGATACAGTTTCCGTACGGCAATGCAATCCGCCCTGAGTTTGTAGTCTTTCTTCCTATCGCGCGCACGGTCATCAATGATCAGGTTCAAGCGCCTGTCGGAGCGAGCGCACCGATATTTCACGGCAAGAAGGGCGAGAAACTCTCAGACGTGGTGGCACGCACGTTCAGCCAATACTACCCCGGCATTCAACCCGAAATAAACATTAGCGACACGATCACGCTATACGAGGACCAGATGCATGCGATATCGAGCTTGCAAGATTTCGCCAATCTGGTCAACGTGCAGTCGAAAGCTTGTCTGCGTTCTCAATACCCTTCATACATAGGCGTCATTTCGCGCTTTGTCGGTGACAAATTTGTTATGAGCGACGTTATTGCTCCGCTCGGAACCGCACCGAAGGTCATCGACACCATCGACATGATTGGCGTCCCTCAATATGTGGACAGTCAGAACGTACACGTCTCCTGTCCTATGCGCGCGGACATTCGGTCATTCGATTTGATCGAGTTGAATACACCTGCGCTCGTTCTATCGGTATCGGCGTCAACGGCCATTACTGCGATTGGATGGCCCCGCGATTTGGTTGGCGTCTTCCAAGTTCTCAGTGTGCACCATGTCGGCAACAGTCGCGCTCCTGACGGGACAGGATGGGCTACGCATATGCTCATCAATGCCAACCCGGTTACTCCGTCCGACTACGGTATGCCGCTCAACAGTCAGACGCCGCAGAAGACGACGCCACAAGCATACGGAAATAACTGATATGGAGATAAACCTAGGAGTTATCGAGCAAGCGTACAAGGACGGAACGACAGTTCCAGAAGTTGCACGGTATCTGGAAGACGAATATGGCGTGATGCAGGTGTTCGTTGACTTGCACCTGAAGGAAATCAGCGGCTCCGTTGCTCAGGCTGTTGCTGACGCGATGGACGATCAAATGATGGGCCTGCCGGTGTCGCCTGACATTTATCAGGCGGCAATGGAGGAAATACAGTCTGCATTTCGCAACTTCTTAGATTATGAAGAATATCCGGCGCAGTCCTTCCCGCAAGTTCCAACACATGCAGCGCTAGACGGCGTGAATCATCGCCTGCTACATCCCTACGCAAGCAAGAACCCATCGCGACCGTCTTTCATCGATACGGGTGAATATCAAATTTCTTTCCGCGCGTGGGTCGATTCCCAATAGCAAACCTCACTTTTATATAACAAGAGGTCAATCATGGCTCGAATATTTGGACGAACCCTAGACCCAGCTAAGGGCACATTTAAACGCGACGATGACGGCGCGTATTACTGGGAAACGGTGGAAACACCAGACACGGGCGACGCATCGCAATTTTGGATAACCGCCCTAATACAGAACCTACAACTCATACTAGGCGAATCTCCATTCAACGGAAATTCCGGAATCCCGCTTTTCGATGCTATCGACACGCAAGTTCCGCCTGATTTGTACGTGCAACTCATCCAACAAAAGTACGCCCCCTATTTCCTTACCCTGACGATTACACGTGTCCCGCAATATCAAAAGAGAAATGACGGAACATTGGCGCTCACCTACAACGTCACTGCGGTTCTAAAAAATGGCGGGCTGTATCAACAAGATATTACAGGTTGATCTATGGCGCTCACCACTCCAATTACAACGAGCGGGCTAGTTCCGCGCGACCCCGCAGAGATTCAAGCGGACATTATCACGCGCGTGACAAGAGCGCGTCCGGGATATACGGCGAACATTCCCGGTTCGATGGTTGACGACATTCTCGGCACTGAGGTTGCAGCCGTCACGCTGATGGAACAGGCCCGCGTCGAAACCATCAACAGCCTCACAAGCCCGACAGCGCAGCCGTACATTTTGAACCGCATCGGGACACAACTTGGAGTGCAGCCCGGAACCGTCACAAACGGCTCCGTTGACGTGATTGCTGTGAACTCGACGCCCGGATTCGTGTTCAACAAGGGCTTCATTATCTCGGACGGCAACAAGCAGTATGTTCTGACGACACCAACGGCAGTCAAACCGGACGGCACAACCGATCCGATGAACTTCGTTTGCCAAACCCCCGGCACGTTCGCTATCCCGGCAGGCACGGTCAAAATTCTTGTTACCGGATTGCCGGACGGAATCACGGTCAACCTTAGCAACCCGCAGGACGGCGTTCCCGGCAAAGCCCAAGAGGACATTTCGTCTTATCGTGCGCGCATCATGGAAACACAGCGCGCAGTGTCTCAGGGCTTCATTTCCACGCTTCGGACTACCCTGCAACAAGTGCCCGGTGTCTCTAGCCGTCTTATCTCGATTGCATATACCGGGTCCGATATCACGGCAGGCTATCGCGTGATCGTCGGCGGTGGAGACGATACAGCCGTTGCCGTGGCGATCTTTACGTCGATGTTCGACCTACCCGCGCTGATGCAGTCCGCGGACGCCTCACGCAACGTCACGGTCAACCTGCGCGACGGATCAGACACGTACGCCATCCCGTTTGTCAGACCCCTACAGCAGAGCGTAGGCGTTACCGTCACGTGGAACACGTTGAGCGGCAACGTCATCAGCGACGATGCCGTTACGCAGGTAGTGCAGCCCGCAGTATTGGCCTACATCAACGGCATTCAGGGCGGCGGATACATCAACGAAAACGTACTGCGCAAGCGCGTAACAGACGCAATGTCTACGGTTCTTCCTGAGGAAGACATTACGCGGTTGGTGTTCGGATACACCATCGATGGCGCGGTTGTGGCACCGCCCGCAGGCGAGCAAGAAATCAAGGGCAACGACGAAGGCTATTTCGTCACGAACGTTGCGGCTATCTCTGTTGTGCGCGGCTAATAGAAATCCAATCCACGCTACGCAAGCACAAATCAATTATATATAAGAGGCTTCAATGGCTGATTTGAAGATGAATCAGTTTCCGGACGGGCAACTGTCAGATACGCAAATGCTGGTTGGATACGACCCATATGCAGCCGCGTCCGGAGAACGTAAATATTCTGGTGTAAACCTTGTCTCCTATCTGACGGGCGCTTTGCCGTTTATTGGAAACTCGAATCCGACCATCAACGGGATACTGACGCTCAACGGGGACATTCATTTTTCCGGTGGGGCTATCGTCACGTCGCTTGGCGACATGTACCAAGTTGCCCGTGGAAAGTGGCTGTCTGCCGATATGGCGAAGCTGGATGACGCATGGAACAAGGCAAGTGCGGCACAGTCAGCAGCCGACCAAGCGGCCATTTCGGCAGCTCAGGCGGCGACCTCGGCAAGCAGCGCGTCAGCGAACGCGGCGACCGCATCGAGCGCGGCAACGACGGCCACGCAGGCACAGACGAGCGCTACAGGCTCCGCCACGGCAGCGCAAGCGTGGGCGTCGCAACCTACCGGCACGGTTCAGGGCACGTCTAGCTATTCGTCGCTCTACTACGCCGGACAGTCTCAGTATTGGGCCGGTATCTCGCAAGCTATGGTTGCGGCTCCCACAACGTTCGATCCGGGATACAAGCATTCGAGTATCACCCTGAGCAACGGGAACCTGACCGCCACCTTTGCCGGTAACCAAGCCGTGGTCTTGGGAACGATCGGATATGCGGCCGGTAAGCACTATTTCGAAATCACGTTCGCGAGCGGAAGCAGCAGCGGCAACGCGAGCGTCGGTATCGCCCCGAGCAATGAACCTCTCAACAGCCAGATTGGCTATGACGACAATTCCGGCGCTGTCGGTGCATTCCAGACGAGCGGCAATGTGTATCTCAACGGTTCGAAAGTTGCGAGCGTGTCCGGGTACTCAAACGCGAACGATGTGATCGGCGTTGCGGTTGATGCCGACCGCAAGCTAGTTTGGTTCCGCAGCAACAGCGGCCAGTGGAACGCCTCAGGCACGGCAGACCCTGCGACCGGCACGGGCGGGATTGCATACACGCAAACGGGAAAGATGTTCCCGGCCGTCTGTACGGATTCGTCGGCTGTGTTCACGGCGAACTTTTCCGGCAACTTCAACGCAACTATCCCGAACGGATTCAAGGCATGGGCGGCGGACGCGTTCCATTACGTCGTCCCCTACGCCACAACTTCTACGCCGGGTATCGTCGTTGCCGGTTCGGGTGTCTCCGTCGATCCATACGGCAAGTTATCGGTAGATACGTACTACGACATGGTATCGATTCAGGCACAGGACACGATCAGTATTGATCTAACCGCGCCCGTGCCGGGATATCACATCGTCCTGAATTCTCAGGCAGCAACATTCGCCCTTACCAATCTACAGCTTCCCGCAGGTAAGGCGCTCCGCCTCACGTTCTACTTTGAACAAGGCACAGGCAACAACACAATCAGTTCTTGGGATTCGCGTATCAAATGGGTTGGCTCGCGGCCGATCCTTGCATATACCGCAGGCTCCCGGAACGTGATCGAACTAGAAACTATCGATGGACAAACCTTCGCGGGATATTACATCGGTCAAATCAATTAAGTGGAGGCGGCATGCGTCCGGGTCTTCTGGCGGCTAACAAGTCGGATCAACAAAACATCAATAGCATTCTGTACGGCCTAGACAATTTCCTAGATCGACATACAGGCGATGTGAACGATGACGGCGACAATCTCATCAACAAATTCATCATCAACAATGAAGGGATTCTCGCGAACAACATGCATTTCGAAGGTGGGCCGCAGGATTACACCCCGACGCAATGCGCCACTACCGAAGGTCAGGCGCTGACGATTCTAGGGTACTACTACGCGTACAAAGGCACGGGCGACCCCAAGTTTCTTGATAAGGCAAAGTACTTCTTTGACGCGTACGTGAAGTACTTCTACGGCGGCGTTCCGGTTCCCAATCCGCCCGATATCTACCGGGCAAACTGGATGCTCAACGGGAAGAATCCGTTTGAGGTGTACGGGCCTGCGAACCCGCAGAACAAGGGTAGTCCCGGCTTCTACGGTCAGCCTGTAACGTTCGTCAACGGCGTGGGGCAGATTCCGCAGGGACAGCCGACGTTTGGCGAACAGACAGTGAAGGTCTACAAGGTCTTTACCGGCCGCTACGCGTATGAGTCTGTTCGTGCAGGTCCGGCGCACGGTGGAACCCTGCTCCCCTTCACTTCCTTTGTCGCTACCAACGGAACATGGGACAGCAACTATGATCCGGTCACGCCTACGCCGGGTCAACCAGTCGGAACGATTGTGCTCCAAGACACGACGTTCAACGGTACTGCGAGCGTTAGCTACGTCATCCATTCCGGCGTGATGATTCCCCGCAACGTGAACTTTGACGTGTGGCCGACGTGGCGCGCGCTGACGCCGGATCAGTTCGGTAACGCTATCGACGCTGAACAGTGGTTTTGCGAAGCAGCGTTGCTGCTCTACCGAGAAACGGGCAACGACTACTACAACCAGATTTATCAATGCGCGATCAAGACGTGTCTTGAAGCTTCGGTTGTGGACGACGTGACGTATTACTTCCGCCAAGAGCCGCAGACAATCGACCCAATGGACTACGGTATCTCGTACTGGTGGAGCTACACGCCAACAAACAGCGTCGTCAGCGTATCGCGAAATGAGGCGGGCTACATTCAAGTCACGAAGACGGCCGAGACGACGGCCAGCATGGGAACGGCGGCACTAGAGCAAATCGCGGTGTTCAACCGCATCCAGAACAACACGGCTATGAACGTCGTTATGTCTCTCAGCAGCCCAGCCGCGCGCGTCGAGTTCTTCACCGACATCGTGCAATCGGTCGATCAAACTAACGGCCAACAGTACCGCTACCCGCTGATTCCGAACACGATTCCCGTCCCAACAAAGCTGTCCATCCCGTTCAATCAGATGCTTTCGGTTACCCAAAGCAACGGGCAACCGATCATCCCGTTCGACGGGACCAACTTCACTGCGTACGGAAACGCGTCGGGCGGTTCTCAGTTCACGACCTTCACTCTTGGTGGCGTCAACTATACGGATTACATAGGAATTGCGAGTGTGCCGGACAGCGTTTCGGGTGTTGTCGCCGGGTTCTGGTTGCTCGACTCGAAGCATGCTCCGTTGTCTCCGCTCACGTACAAAACCATGTCCGGGCAGATGTATTTGAGTCTGCGGGACAAGCTTGGCGTGAAGTATTGGTTGGCGTTGCCGCAAGCACTCAACTGGACCACGCTCAATCTCACGTGGGATATGTTCACGCTCGCGCCGAATCAGCCCGTAGGATCGTCTCCCACTCCGACGCCGACAGACCAACTAACGCAGGTCATCTTTGAAATCCCGGCAGGCTCGATGAGCGCCAGCATTTCCACGTACACATGGGGTGAAGTGCCGAAGTATTACGCGCCCAACGGCGAGTGGTCCACGCAGTGGTTCATGCATGTCAGCGATTCCGGTGCGTTCACGTGGTTGGTGGGTGACGTGACCATCCAGAACGAAATGAATAGCGGATTGAAGTACACGCCGGGTGTAGTGCCGTTCTCCAATCAGTACTCCCCAACCCTGCGCCGTAACGAATTCTGGCGCGGAACCCCGTACACGGGCTACCAGTACCCGGTTAATTGGCTCAACGCCGGTTTGCCGGACTACTACGACAACGTGATTCAGTTTTGGTACGACGCGCAGATTGCATATCAGCAACGCATTGGGGTGTTGGGTCCGTTCTGCCCGCTGTACGTTTGGCCGCGATACGACAACCTAGGCGAAGGAGCAATCAATACCTTCGATTGGGGTTCTGACCAACCGTATCCGTGGGCGGGATACGAGGCGCGCGGTATGTGGTCAGCATGTCACCTGTGGGCCGAGCTGGTCCGCCAAGGTAAGCCCGTCAATCCGAAGCTCGTTACGGTCTGCCAGAACTGGGCCAAGTTCCTACTGGACTTCCAGACGAACAACGGCGGACTGACTCCATCCAAGTTCCCGCGCAATGCGCCGCCGTTCAACGACGGCTACAACCCGGACCCTACCCGGAACGACCCCGATAACGTCGGACACATGACCGGCCTGTTCCTGTCTGCTTGCGTGGAAATGCTCAACGCGGGCGACAAGACAGGAATTCCCGAGCAAGTAATTAAAGGGCTGCTCACGCAATTCAACCTTACCTACGTAATCGGCAAGGGTTCGTATGCCGACATGAGCGGTTCGTTTTCAAGCTGGCCGGGCGGGCACTATTTTTACGGCTTCTGGGGCGGCGAAATCTTCCGGGGATTGGGACTCTTGCTTGAATGGTTGAACAAAGGAAATTTCATTCCGTAATCCAAACGGAGTAAAACAATGTAGGTAAAAGAATGCCAATAACACCTATTCAAACACCTGATGGCGACAACGTAGAGTTGATCGACTCGTCCGGCTACTGGATTGCGATGACGTACAACATTGCCGAATACAAGGCAATCATGTACCCGAATCAGAACATTCAGGTTATGGCCGCGCCGTGGAAGGCATATCTGTTCTACCAATATCAGAACGACCCCAACATCCGCGCGTTTACGGACGCCTACAACGGGGTCGCTCAAGACTATCTAGACTGGTTCAACTCGATTGAATTTCCGATCTATGTAGGGAACACCGTGACTCAAGGGGCCGGTCTGGATTACCTGCTGAACAACCTTTACGGCATCCAACGCCCCGCACTCCCCGCAGCGATGATCGCGGACAAGGGGCCATACAACAGCACGCCGTACAACTCCATCGAGTACAACGCGTACACGAAGCGCGAAGTCACGGAAACCTACGTCGCGACCGACGATATCTATAAGCGCATCGCCACGTGGAACCTCTACAAGGGCGATGGTTACGTGTTTTCCGTGCCGTGGCTCAAGCGGCGAATCCAACGCTTCCTGACCGGGACCAACGGTGCTGACGGTGCCAACGAAACTCAGCTTGGCGCGGGCGTCGATCAAACCAACGCCATATCCGTGACGTTCCCGAGCCGTCGCAACGTGACCGTATCGGTTGATACCACTGACGGTACGGCGTACGCGTGGAAAGTTCTCAAAGCCGCAATTCAAGGCGGCGTCTGTCAGGTTCCGGTCGGAATAGTCTTCACCCTCATCTGAGCTTCACCCTCCCCGCCTAATCGCGCAGTCATTGCGCAACTGAAATCGTATGCCGCAACGGCAGGACGACGCGCGCCTCGTTGATGCGCAAAAGGACTTTAATAATGAGCATCGAAATTTCCTCGAATAATGCGAGTACCACACTGGCGCTTGCCTTGCCTGCGTCGGGCGTGGGTTCCACGCAGGTAACATTGACGAGCGGAACCGGTAAGCTGTTCCCCCAACCGGGTCCGGCTTCCTACCCGCCCGGAGAAACCACTTATTTCCGGCTGTCCCTAGTAGATGCGGCGACGCAAACCAAGCACGAAATCGTCTACGTCACGAGCCGTGTTGGTGACGTGCTGACGGTGCTACGCGGACAGGAAGGAACCGCCGTTCAACAGTGGAACGCAGGTGACATTGCGTTCAACGGCAACACGGCCGGAACCGAAGGCGTACAGGTTCAGGTCACGCAGCTTCAATCGGGCTACCTGACGTACGTTGCGGGACAGGGTTCGACTAGCGCGCTGTCCGCAACGCTGCCGATCCAAGGTCTATCCGGACTCAATGCCGGTATCAGTCTCAACGTGCTGATTCCCTCGACCAATGCGGGCGCATACACGTTCAATCTGAACAACTTCGGGAACCGAGCCGTAGTCGATAGTCTGGGAAATCCGCTCGATGCCGGATATCTCGTCGGTGGAGTAATTTACCAGTTCGTCTACGACGGCACGCGATGGGTTGTCAGTTCCGGAAATGACAAGGCCCGCGCGCTGTACGTTGACGATTCTGCGCCTGCGAGCGCACCCAACGGCCTGATTGTCAACACGGGCCTGAATCTCACTGCGTTGACGCGCGGCTTCGTTGTCTATGTGCGCGCCGCGAATACGAACTCAACGGGCGTCACCCTCAAGGTAGACAACCTGGCCCCTGTCCCCGCCGTGGCATCGGACGGTAACGCGATCCAAGCAACCGGCATCAAATCGGGCGGCACGTATCGCTTCCTGTTCGACGGTCAGCGGTTTGTCACTGACGTTTCGAACAACCAATCGTTTCCGATTGGGACGGTTCTGGACTTCTGGGGCAACCAATCGGATATCGTCACGAAGTATGGTCCGGGCTGGCAGGTTGCAGACGGATCTAACGGCACGCCGGATTTGCGCGACCGGATGACGATCGGCGCGGGTCTGAGCTATCAGAAGGGGGCTGTTGGCGGCGCAACGACGGTAGCGCTCACAGTGGAGAACCTGCCCGCGCACAGCCACCCTGCATCCCAAACGCCCCACACCCATCACTTGGCATGGGATCACGCGCACGGCGTCAACGACGGCGGACACGCGCATGGCGTTTCTCAGTCTCCGCACGGTCACGGCGTAAACGATCCGGGGCACCAGCACGCATACCACGTCATCGCCCAAAACACAGACTCGGCAGGATCAAACGCGTTGACTGGCGGCGGTCGAAACACGTCATGGGACGGGCAGTTTGACGGCATCACGGACGGCGCAGGTACGGGTATCTGGATTCAGCCGCAGTACGCGAACGTCTCTATCAACGGATCGGGCGCGAACATCAGCATCCAAAACTTCCACACGGAAATTGATACGTGGGGCGCTAACGCCAACGTCACTGTCGGCAACACTGGAAACGGAACTCCGGTGGGCGTCCTCAACCCGTATGTTGCTTTGTGGAAGATCATTCGGGTGTCCTGATTTTTTAGACCACAAGGGACACGATATGGCATTTCAACTATCAAGAAAATGGCTGGTTGGTGCGGCGAGCGCGGCAGTGGTTGCGGCTGCGCCCTTCGTCACAGGGTGGGAAGGCTGGCGCAACACGGTCTACAAGGATCAGGGCGGCGTTTCCACCGTGTGCGCGGGACATACCGACAGGATCGGCACAGAGAAAATCGCCAAGCGGACCTACACCAACGAGGAATGCGGCCGGATTCTCATCAAGGATTTGAACAAGGACGAGGCGCAGCTACGCGCCTCGATTGGCTACGACGTGCCGCTTACGCAGGGACAGGAAGTCATCTTGATTGACTTCGTGCACAACCTTGGAATCGGCGCGTTGAACGCCGGATCGTTGCGCCCCCTTCTCTTGCGTGGCGACGTGGACAAGGCGTGCTCCAAGATTCTTGAGTACAAGTATGCGCGCGTGGGTCCGGGCGGTTCGTTGCAGGAGATGAAGGGATTGCGGTTGCGCCGTGAAGCTGAGAACCGCGTGTGCACCGGTCAAACGACCGTGGACCAAGAAGCCGCGCTACGCGGTGTCGTACTGGTTCAATGAAAAAGCCCCTTGGACAAAAATCCAAGGGGCTTTTTCGTTTCAGATTCAGTTGAAATCTTCGATTGCCTTGATGCGTTGCTTCGTGGTTTCGACAAAGCAACTCGTCTGCTCAATAGTCTGTGCAGTGCCACCAGAAAATTCCTTACCTGCCGCATTGCACTTCGCGTCACGCGCCTTGATCCACAGGCGTTCCTCATTGCGCAGCACCGCTTTGCGAGTGCCGCTCAAGCGGGCCATTGTTGCCTTATATGATTCGTTGAGCTGCTTGTCAGCCTTGTCCCCTTCTGCATTGAGACAATCGAGAATGTCAGCGGTTACGCCGGATTCTTCCGCCGCCGCACAACCCTCTTGTTGCGACACTGGCTGCGTCCCGCCTTGAGTCGAGACTGGTGTTACTTGTGGCGCGGATTGTGCCGACTGTATGTCCATGTTGACGATCTTCATGTCGTCCGCCGACAGTTCCCGCGCAAAACCCAACGCAATCTGATCACCAGTATTCGTTACCAAGCGCAGATTGAAGCTCTTGTGGCCGTCGCGCCACGTACGACGCAGGGTCCAAAGCATCGCCGGAGTATCGGCACCAATAACAGACACGCGCATGTTGAGGTAGTCTTGCTGCGCGTTAAATTCGGCGGGCACCGCCTTGAAGCGCATCAGCGATGAAGTGTCGGCCAAGATCAAATCGCCGTTTGTCGCCGTCCCGATGATGAACAGACCGCTACCGGAGGTCCACACGCCGCTAACCGCTCTGACGAAGTCTGCCTTACTCTCGGCTTTCGCTGATGATGAGAACGCGAGTATTGCAACGAACCATACAGCAACCAGCGACCGCATTGTTTTCATGTTATCCCCGTAGTTTTTATCCGCATTTGTCGGACGCCGGAATTCTACACGACCGACTGAAAACTTTCCCTCGGGCAATTCGGTGTTTGATGATGCTAACCCGATGTGATGCAGTAAAACGAAAGCCCCCGGCCTGTGAAGGTTCGGGGGCTTTTCGTTTGGCGAACGGGTCAGAGGTTGTCAGTGGCGTGCTGGTCCGCTCTATCGATATTCATCGATTTCGACAACGCCTCCAATCGATTCCATGAGCGCGCGGATATCGTCCGGCACATCCGGCACACGCTCCCCGCTCTCGTTGTCCCAATAGCAGCGGATACGAACCCGAGCGCCCGCGCTCTCGATAAGCTCACGCAGGTCCGGGCGCGGCAGAGACAGATGCTTGATGAGGTAGCGCAGATGGGGTTCCAGTTGATCGCTCTCGATAGCGCTCTCACTGCGAACCGCCCACACACCCGTACGACGCGTGATCACCCGCGCCTGTCCTGTCGGATCGTTTACCCGGTCCCCTTTGATCACCGCCGTATCGGGCACGACTCGGAAATAGTCAGTCCAAAATTCGGGAATGACGCGATCACCGGAAATAGAGAATGACGCATGTGCAAGCTGCTGTTTTTTCATGTCCCGTCAGTCTCCGTAGTTGTGCATGTTGTCAATCACGACGCCTTGGAATTCAACGTCCCCGTTGTCGTGCCAGAGAACGTTATCGGCTCCGCCCAAGTCGTTCGCGTCCTTCATTTGGTGAATCATGTTGCCGAAGATTTTACGTTGATACCCTAGCATTTTCGCCGCAAAGTTCGGATTGGTCGTGCTCGCGGCCAACTCTTGAATGTCACCGCTCAAAGGGCTATCGGCGTAGTCAAACACACTCGCATCACCTAGCGGCGACCCCGACCCAAACGAGTTCGCCAGTTGAGGCGCACCGCCTGCTAGTGCGCCACCAGTACCGGCAACGACGCTTTGAAGGTAACTCATAAGTTCACCGGCTGACACGTCGCTTGGTATGGCCCAAGACGGTAGCGGCTTGTCCGCAGGAAGCGCTGCCACCCCCGGCACACTGGCGAACCTGCTCGCCTTGGGGAATGGTGGAGTGGACGGCCCCCCCCCCCCCCCCCCCGCGCCCCCCCCCACTACAGGAGTGTCGATCGACACTGATACCCGGCCGTCCTCTATCGCAGCCCTGAGCGCGGCGACGGGATCGCCCGATAGCGACCCGGCAAGCCCCAACTCACGAAGATATCCGATTGCGCCGCTCGTAAGTCCCGGATACCTCGGCCAGTGGAGCATTAACTCTGAGACATTCGCGCGCTGTTCCGCAGTTCGAATTGAACCACTGTCGCTAGACAGCGTTGCGCGTTTCCCGGAACCTAAATCGATAGTTACGGCCATAACTCGAATTCTCCATACGAATCCCGGCAACTGTATCGCACTTAATCCGGCATGTGAAGGCTGTTACCATTTTCGCGCGTAGGCAACATCATTCGATACCTGTCCGCCGAGCTTTACCCCTACTCGCGCGCAATAATCGTATGCAGCATTCGATACTTCGTCTGCGTAAGCTTGAAATCGCGGAGTCTGGCTCGCTTCCGCTGCGCCACCCGCCCCGCCTTGTTTCCGGTAGCTCGCGATTTGTGCATTAAGTGCGGCCATTCCGTAATCGCGCGCATACCCAACACAGACGTTAGTAATGTCCATTCCGCGCTGCGCTGCCCCCTGCATGTTGGCGCGCATACTGGCGTCAAGCGTATCCGTCATGAGCGCGGGATTGTTGCGCGGATTGACCCCGCCCTTGATCGCGGACAAGTCGGGGCCACCAGTACCCGGAGCAGCATGTGCGACACCCAACACGAACGCCAGAACAACCAACAAAATCCCTCTCATCACATCTCCCCGTTTGGTTTTGATAGGTCGAAATTCCACCATACCGGAACGGAGTTGTACAGCACAAAAAGGTCTGTAAAACCGAGTTATTCGAGAATTAATCTGCCCGAAGGGCACACTGCCCCCGCAGGGGGTTACTGCGGTTAAACAGCGATATCGAAAGAGAGGACCAACATAAGAATAGGCCAAAAACTCCGACAAATCGGCTGCAACGCTAATGCGGGTAAGGCTTTGAGGCACATTCAGATACCGGCACCGGGTTGCCGGATATCCGGCATTCTGACGACACTTTTTAGTCTTAAAAATTCACACCCGATGAAATGTCAAGGCCATAGATGCAGATTTGTTTCTGTATCCCGCACAAATTCATCGCTAAGATAGCGGCATCTTAACGACACAAACTTGGTACGTTGATGGTTCAAAATGTAGCCCTTCCTAATCCAAATTCGGATGCTCGGGGAAATGTTCAGGGATGGACGCAAGTAGATAAACGCACGTGCGTAGAAATCTCGAAACTCGCGATTCAACAACCAAGCGCGATTGCGGTTCTGTTCTTTCTTATGTCACGCACCAATCGAGGCTCTAACGCAGTGCTCATGAGTCACGCTGCGATAGCGCAATGCATGGATATTGCGGAGCGGACGGTGCGTAATGCCATTGACACACTCAAAGAAGCCAAGTTCATACGCATTTCGAAATCGGGCAAATCGAACGTCTATGAGCTAAATAGTCGCACTTCATGGCAGGGCAAGCGCGGCGCACGTCATGCCTCTTTCAACGCAGAAGTAACCGTTATTGAGAAGGAACAGGATAGACCTGTTGATGACCTTATCCAAGAGGCGGAAGAATTCCCGCAACTTCCATTTATGGATGACGATGAATCAGGCGCGTTTTCCCGTACCAAATAACAAGGCCCGCTCAATGGCGGGTCTTTTTCGTTACAGTAGCGCAACATTACTCAATCGCGCTTCGATATCTTTCGTGTATTCGTGGTAATTCTTCTGGATAATCTTGACGCTTGTTCCGGTCAATTTTGCAACAGTGACAGGATCTATTCCTTGTGCTATTGCCTCAGAGATATAGGTATGTCTGAGGCAATACAGAACGGCGTCCGGCAACTCTGCTTTTTCCCGTGCCTCTTGAAATAGCCTGACCCACATAGACCGATACCACCGCTCACCAAACATATTGACCAAGAGCGGCACTTTGTCCGGTCGGCCGTCTGCCTCTTTTCGGAAGAATTCACGCGCCTTATCAGACAGTGGTATGAGGCGTTTTCCAGTCTTCCCTGTCAACGCCAGCTTTCCCAAGTTCTTATCAAAATCGCGAACGTCTGCATTAACTAACTCCCCCGGCCGCGCGCCAGTCAAGAGCAAACCGATTGCGAGCTTGTATAAGTCAAACCGCATGGCACACAAGAGCTTCTGTCTTTCTTCTGCTGTTAGAAACCCTTGCCTACGGGTGCCAACCTTCGGGAAAGCCGTTACACCTTTCCAAGCGATATCTGTTGATACAACGTGAAGGATGTTCTTTCCGTAGTTCAAAGCCGCTTTGAAGTTTGTTAACTCACGGTTAACCGTATCCATCGCTCGGTTATACGATTCTTCGTCGTCAGGGTCTTTCCCGTCAAGTTGGTCATTACGCCATTTCAACACGTCTTCAAAGCGCAACTTGGCAATCTGAATGTCTCCGATTGCTTTCCCATAGATGAGCCGCTTAAACCGCAACTCCGCATCGGTGGCGCTATTCGTTCCTTTGTCCCGGCGCTTCTCTACATAGGCACGGCACACGTCAGCAACCGTGATCTTGCGTTTGTCGTGCGAGACTCCCGTTCCTAGCTCGTCCGCCCACTTCTGCACCGCAACTAGAGCGGTGTCGTATTCGTGGTTTTCGCCAAACGACTGGAACTGATACTTTCCGTCGTCCCCTTTCCGCCGTCCGATCCACGTTCCAGACTCGCTATCGAGCTTGCGATAGCCGACATGCAGGCCCGTCCGGATGCGCGCCCAATATGGTTCTCTGGCGGGGACCAGCTTCGCCCGCGCCGTCTTGCTGTGTATAGGCTTCGATGCCATAGTGGCCCCTCCCGTGCCTCGCGAAATCCGTACGAATTCTATACGAATTTTTGAGGCTGGAATCATTTGTGCCTCGTAAGCAACCCAAATGCCTTTTTCGATAAAAAGTCTGAAAAAACAAGACCTTGCAAAAATGAAAAACCTGATAGGAATGCTCCTATGAGGTTAATGCTTGCCTGCTCCCGGCAGGCGTCAGACGCACGATCACGCCAGGTATTTTCACCATGACAGCGACCGTTTCCTTCCGCTGGGCGCCGGTGCGCCCGCTCTGCACGACGCTCGTTGCCTTCTGGTGCTGCACGGTCGCCGCGCAACCGCTGCCGGCCACCGAATCCGCCGCCGCCCAGGCCGTCGCCGCGGCGGCCAACGCGCCGGCGGCCGCCACGCCCGCTGCATCCGCGCACACCTGCTCGGCCGACGGCGGCCCGGCCGGCCGCCCGTCGATCGGCCTCGTGCTGTCCGGCGGCGCC